TCGCGTTCATGATGCCTAACGCAGAGTTGTGCGGCGCCCGCAGGGCGTCCGAACCAACGCCGGGTTCGGCGGCGGATTGATCGGAGAGTGAAAATGAAAAAAGAGGATTTGAGGCCATACCAGATGGCACAACAACTGCGGATCGCGGCAAATCGCTGCACACGGCTAAACGCAGACGTTGCGCTGTTGTGCGAGCACGCTCTGGCCACTGCCTCATGGCTTGAGAAGGAAGCCGAAGATATTGCGAAGCTGACCGGCTCGGTAACTCACAACGCATTGATGGGTCGAATGACTCCCGGCTGGTGGCGGACGGTGAGTTCTAACTAGATTTATACACCTACACCCAAAGGATTCCCGCAATGGCCAATTTCGACCCCGCATTCGACAAGATGATCCGCAATGAAGGCGGGTTCAAACTCACCAACATCGAGGGCGACCGTGGCGGGCAGACCTACGCCGGCATCGCTCGCAATGCCAATCCCGGCTGGCCGGGATGGCGATTCGTCGACGCTGGTGACCTGACCCAGGTCGAGCTGACCCAGAGCGTGCGCGATTTCTACCGTCGCGAGTTCTGGGACCGGGTTTCAGGCGATTCAATCACTAGCCAGACAGTCGCCGAGACGCTATTTGACTTTGCTGTCAATGCTGGAACCGGAACCGCAGCCAAGCTGGCGCAGATCGTGGTGGGGGTGGTGCCGGATGGCGGCATCGGTCCCAGGACGCTGGCCGCACTCAACGGCTGTGACCCAGAGCTGTTCGCGCTCAAGTACGCGCTGGCCAAGGTGTCTAGGTATGCTGAAATCTGCAACCGCGACAGGACGCAGAGCAAGTTCCTGCTGGGCTGGATCAACCGCACGCTGAAGGAGCTGACATGAGCGAGCTGGCGAGATTTTCCAACGACGGGAGTTGCTGATGGGCAGAAAAAGAACCCAACTCATATTCGAGCACAACGCGCACCTTGCGCACCACTGCAAGTGTCTCACCTGCGGGACAGAGGATCAGGGAGAGTTCACGGATTTCGATCGACTACGCAGTCCGAGGGTGCACTGCTGTCGTTGCAAAGCTGTGCGAGCGGCGAAGAAAAGGCAAGGTGAGGAAAGAGCTGTGAGGGCGAAGGAGAAGACGCGGATGATACCCATCTTGCCGGGGGAAATGGCGCTGGCGCATTGGAAGGATAGAACAGGGTATGAGGTTTGCGTATGACTGCACGATGTCAGGTGAATACGCCACTCGTATGGACTGATGACCGATGCGTAGAACTCGATGCACTTTCCTGCGTGGGCTTGCAATCTCGGAACGACTCAGGGCAACATGTAACGATGAGGATAGTCCTTGAATGATATGGGAAAGATGAGCAAATCTTCGAGCGGGTGATCGAGGACATCTATCGTGGACGATCCTTGCAGTCATTGATCGAGGGTGACCCCCGCGTCGTGTCGTATGAGGGCTTTCTGCGCTGGATCAAGCGTGATCCTCAGCGACATGAGCGGTTCATGGAGGCGCAGGAGATGCGCACAGAGTTCCTTGCCGGGGAGATTCTGGAGATTGCTGATGGGTTGGAGTCCGTGGACCCATCATCGAACGACACCGTGAATCGGGATAGGTTGCGAATTGATACCCGCAAATGGCTCATGAGCGCACACAACAAGAAGCGGTATGGTGAGTCCAAGCAGATCGAGCTTGGCGGGACAATCTCGATCACTGAGGCGCTGGCGCAGGCACAAGCTCGGGTGATCGAGGCCGAGGTAATCGAGGTCGAGGATCGTCCTCGTTTGGAGGACAACTCGTGACCATTGACGGCAACCGGATGAACTGATGCAAAAAATGCGGTACTCCCATGAGGACGAGCAACTGCTGATGTCGCAGTTGTGGAGCCCAACCGTCAAGGATGACCCTGAAGCGTTCGTACTGTTCGCGTTTCCGTGGGGGCAGAAGAACACTCCCCTTGAGCACTTCAAGGCCCCTCGTGCCTGGCAGCGCAGGACGCTTCGACGTGTTGCACAGGTCATCCGGGACAACAGGGGGAAGAAGTCTGATGGTGAGATGATGGACGCTCTACGTCGTGCTGTGTCGTCTGGTCGCGGTGTCGGTAAATCTGCTCTGGTGTCATGGTTGATCATCTGGATGCTGACTACGCGGATCGGATCGTCAGTGATCGTGTCGGCCAACAGCGAGAGTCAGTTGCGCAAAGTGACTTGGGGTGAGTTGACCAAGTGGGTCACGATGGCGATCAACTCTCACTGGTGGGAGCCGACGGCTACGAGTCTGAGCCCGGCAAACTGGTTGACTGAACTGGTCGAACGCGACCTGAAGAAAGGCACCCGGTACTGGGGAGCTGAGGGCAAGCTGTGGAGCGAGGAGAACCCGGACGCCTACGCCGGAGCGCACAACATGGACGGCATGATGGTGATTTTCGACGAAGCCAGTGGGATACCTGACTCCATCTGGTCCGTTGCAGCGGGCTTCTTTACTGAAGACATCCCTGACCGATACTGGCTTGCGTTCTCCAATGGTCGGCGCAACACCGGGTATTTCTACGAGGCCGTGGAGGGCAGTAAGCGCGAATTCTGGGAGTCCGAAAAGATCGATGCCCGCACGGTCGAAGGCACCGACAAGACCATCTATCAGCAGATCATCGATGAGTATGGTGAGGACTCCGATGAGGCGCGTGTGGAAGTCTATGGGGACTTTCCAAAGTCTGGTCAAGATCAGTTCATCGCACCACACTTGGTCGACGACGCCATGAGGCGTCCGCAGCACAAGGACATGACGGCACCTGTTGTAATTGGTGTGGACCCGGCACGAGGAGGGGCAGATTCAACCGTCATCGTTGTGCGACGTGCGCGGGACATCGTGGCGATCAAGCGATACAGGGGCGATGACACAATGACCACCGTGGGTCACATCATTGACGCCATTGAGGAGTACCGACCGGCGTTGACCGTGATCGATGAAGGCGGTCTTGGGTACGGTGTTCTTGACAGACTCACTGAGCAGAAGTACAAGGTGCGAGGTGTCAACTTTGGCTGGAAGGCGAAGAACCCGGTGATGTGGGGCAACAAAAGGGCTGAGATGTGGGGAGCCATGCGGGATTGGCTCAGATCGGCCAGCTTGCCGCAGGACAGGTTGCTGAAAGCCGATCTGATCGGACCGATGAAGAAGCCGAACTCCGCCGGAACCATATTCCTGGAGGGAAAGAAGGAGATGAAGGCTCGTGGGTTGGCGTCACCTGACGCTGCTGATGCGATCGCTGTAACTTTTGCATTCCCTGTCGCACATCGGGAGTACAATGATCGTAAACCTCTGCGCGTCAATGCTCAGAGCGGCGCAGGTTCTGCAAGCTGGATGGGTGCATGATGTCAGATTCAACAATGGGGAAGATCATCACCTGGCCGAAAAGTCTGGAGCGGATTGAAACAACAATGGAGAAGAAAGCGGTGCTCAAAGCGACTCAGGATTGTCTTATTGTGCGGCCAGACATGGAGAAGCATGACCTGTTCATTCTTTTGCGGAAGAAGCGTGCTGGGACAGGTGTGGTCATCTCTGCCGGACCGGATGCCGTAGACGTGAAGGTTGGTGACAGGGTAGTTTTTGGGGATAGCATCGGACAGGACCTTCGATGGGAAGGCGAGGACCTGCTTGTCATGCGAGAAGAACACACCCTCGGAGTGATCGAGGAATGACAGATTCGATTGGGATTGTGGCTGCGTCGAATGTTGCCAAAGACGATTCCGTGTTGTCTGTCATGCGCAGCCGCATGACGATGGCGATTTCAGCGCTCTCTGGAACCCGTGACAGCGAACTCGACGACTTGCGGTTTTACGCTGGGTCTCCGGACAACCAGTGGCAGTGGCCGAACGATGTGCTCCAGACCCGTGGATCGAGTCAAGGACCCGTCGTCAGTGCTCGCCCATGTCTGACCATCAACAAGCTGCCTCAGCACGTCAAGCAGATCACCAATGAGCAGCGGATGAACCGGCCAACGATCAAGGTGCTCCCTGTTGACGACAAGAGTGACATCGAGATGGCCGATGTCTTCAACGGTGTGATTCGCCACATCGAGTACACATCTGACGCAGATGTGGCCTACGACACTGCGTGTGAGAACCAGGTCACGTATGGTGAAGGTTATCTTCGCATCCTGACCGAGTATTGCGATGACACATCGTTCGATCAGGAGATCAAGATCGGGCGCATTCGCAACAGTTTCTCGGTCTACATGGACCCAATGATCCAGGACCCTGCTGGCGCAGATGCTCGGTGGTGCTTCATCACTGATGATATGACCAAGGATGAATACGAACGGGCATACCCAAAGGCTTCGCCAATCAGCACCCTCACGGCAAGGGGGATAGGCGACTCATCGATCAATCAGTGGATCAGTGAGACCACTGTGCGTGTTGCTGAGTATTTCTACATCGAATGTGAAAAGGCGACACTCAATCTGTATCCCGGCAATCAGACAGCGCTCACCGGCACCCCCGAGGACAGCCTGTTGCGGGCGATGTTCGGCAAGCCTCTGCGCTCCCGGCAGTCGGATCGTGAGAGAGTCAAGTGGTGCAAGACCAACGGCTATGAGATTCTGGAGGAGAGTGAATGGGCTGGATCGTTCATCCCGGTTGTGAGGGTGGTTGGTAACGAGTTCGAGGTTGATGGTCAACTGTACGTGAGTGGTCTGGTGCGCAACGCCAAGGATGCTCAGCGTATGTACAATTATTGTTGCTCTCAAGAAGCCGAGATGCTGGCACTGGCCCCCAAGGCACCTTTTATCGGGTACGGTGGTCAGTTCGAGGGGTATGAGCAGCAGTGGAAAACAGCCAACACCCAGAACTGGCCGTATCTGGAAGTAAACCCGGATGTCACCGATGGCCAGGGTGCTGTGCTTCCACTGCCTCAGCGGGCGCAGCCTCCAATGGCGTCCAGCGGTCTTCTGCAAGCCAAGGCAGGTGCATCGGAAGACATCAAGTCGACGACTGGTCAATACAACGCATCGCTGGGCATGACCAGCAATGAGCGCTCTGGCAAGGCGATTCTCGCTCGACAGCGCGAATCAGATGTTGGCACATACCATTACGCTGACAACCTGGCGCGTGCGGTTCGCCATATCGGTCGCCAATTGGTAGACCTGATCCCGAAGATTTACGACACCGCACGGGTGGCCAGAATCCTCGGTGAAGATGGTGAACCGTCG